AGCTTCCATTTACAACAGTAAGTGGAGTGGTTGACGGTGGTTTTGTAACAAACCCAATAGGAAGTCTTCCATTTTATATTAAAGATGGTTTTGAAGGAGTTATTCCACAAGGAACTCCAATTGCACAAATAATTCCATTTCGTCAAGAAAATTGGTCATCTAAAATAGCTAATGGATTAGTCAACATAGGGAAAAAACACGGAGAGCAAAGTAAAGCTGTTTTGTCTGGTTGGTATAAAAAAACATTTTGGACAAGAAAAAATTATAATTAAAGTTAGGATCTTTTTGTGAAAATTGCAGTTATTGGAGGAGGGTCCGCTGGATATCTTTCTGCTCTTTTATTTAAGAAACAGTATCCAGATTACGAAATTACTGTGATTGATAGTAGCAAGATAGGAATTTTAGGGGCTGGAGAAGGCACTACTCCATTATTTCATGATACATTAATAGACCTTGGTATATCAATAGAAGACTTTGTAGAGCAAACAAAGGCAACAGTTAAAAATGGAATTAAGTTTATAAAATGGGGAACAAACAAAGATTTTTATTTCCATGCTTTTCACAAAGAAGAAATAGAAAATATATACTTAAAGCATAAAAGCAAAGACGAGTCAATTAGTAACAAATTAGTAACTGAAGCAAAAAAAGAAGCTTTGTTTTTGTCGTATGCAGGACTAAAGGACAACAACTTAGACCCAATAAGTTTGCCAGCACAATGTAGCTATAACAACAATGTTTATACAAAAAAACATGCGTGGCATATTGATGCAAGACTTTTGGCTATGTTTTTAAACAAACAGTCATCAGATCGTGGCATAAAGATTATTGATGGAATTATAGACAATATAATTTTTAATGAAAGCAATGAAATAAAATCACTTTGTATAAATAATGAAATAGTTGACTTTGATTTTTTTATAGACTCTTCTGGATTTAATAGATTAATAATTGGAAATCACTATAAGTCTGAATGGATAAGTGCATCTAACAGTTTGCCATGTAATAGTGCATTGGCATTTTTTATGTATGATCAAGAACCTATGATGCATACTGAGTCTATTGCAATGAATTACGGTTGGTCTTGGAGAATTCCTCTACAGCATAGATTTGGATGTGGTTATGTTTATGATTCAAAACATATTACCAAAGAAGAAGCAATAGAAGAGGTTAAAGAAAAGTTTGGAAATAACATAGAAATAGTTAATCATTTTAGCTTTAATCCTGGTTACTACAAAACTCCATTAGTTAAAAATTGCCTATCTATTGGGCTGGCATCTTCATTTTTTGAACCACTTGAAGCAACTTCAATTCACACCTCAATACTAATGTGTAATAGATTTATTAATGTTTATGCTGACGAATACTTTAAAGATAAAGATAAAGATATTGCAGACAAGTATAACAAAGCGATATCTAGTTTTAATGAAGATATAGTATCATTTTTGTATTTTCATTATATGACAAATAAAGAAAACACGGACTTTTGGAAGAATTTTACAACTAATAATATTGTTCCCAAAAAAACTAAAGACTATCTAGACAAAATAAATAATAATTTTTTTACTACACCATTTATTGATAATAATAGATTTAGAATGTTTAATGTAACAAGTTGGATGACCGTATATTTTGGAAATGAGCTAAATAAAAACAATGATCTTAGTCTTTGTTTGAATGATTTGTCTAAAGAAAAATATCAAACAAGGATAAAAGAAATAAAAGAAAGCAAAATTCCAATGTCAATGAATGAATACTTATACTATATAAAAACAAGAAATAAAGTATAGTTATTGTTTTTGAATTGACTTTGATCATTCTGTGTAGTACAATAGATATATGATTAAACCTAAACACGAAATGTCCTATGGGCAACCAGTATGGGATATTTATGCTTGCGAAATATGTGGTTGCTTACTACTTCCAAGCACTGCAAAGTTACATGAAAAATTTCACGATGAAGAACCAATAACAAAAATAAAAAATAAAATACAAACCATAAAAAAAGAATGTCCAAAATGCAAAAAAACTATTACTTTGCCATTAGATTCAGATGGTGCTATGATTTTAGATGATTACGATGACCATATGGATTTTCATGAAGAAAGTGAGAGATAATGTCTGATTGGACTGAAGAACTAACAGAAGAACAAAAAAGCAACATAATGGATCTTGTTATTACTACGGTTAAAGAAATTAGACATCAAATTGATCAAGATATTTTATTTACCCAGCAAATTTGGGAACGCAAAGGGTTTTTAAAAAGTCGTAGAACTAGAAAAGCTTTTGATGCTTGTCGCTCAATAGTTCAGGGTAAAAATGAAATATTCAATGATACAAATGATTAAAAATATTATATTAAAGATAAAACAAAATATATGCAAACATAATTCAAAAAAAACAAGTGCATCGTGCCCATATACTAGAAAAACATATACATACTGTTTAAGTTGTCTTAAACAAATAAGTGTAACTGATTCATAAAACTAACACCAGTAGCTTAGTTGGTTAAAGCCCCGAACTCATAATTCGGTAATCGTGGGTTCAAGTCCTACCTGGTGTACTATATAACTAAACATATTGGTCTGTAGCTCAGTTGGTAGAGCGCCGAACTGTTAATTCGGATGTCGCAGGATCGTAGCCTGCCAGACCAGCTAAACCTTTATAGCTCAGGGGATAGAGCGACGGACTTCTAATCCGCAGGTCGTAGGTTCAAATCCTACTAAGGGTACTTAGTTATATTTTCCACCACGGCGTTTGTATTCTTGAACAACCCATCCGTTTGCATATGCTGAAGGATAAACTTTAAATTTCTTTTTTGCTTCTGAAACTACTCTTGCATATAACTCTTTGTCTGCAGGCTTTCCTTTTCTATTTCCAATGACTCCACTAAAATCTTCTTTTTTAGATAAGTTAAATATTTCTGTAAGAGTTTCTGCTCCAGGTATAAATTTTCCAAAGTTAGCAAACAATACTTTGTCTCTTTCACGATTAGCAATTCCTCTTGACCATGAGTATCCTGCGTCTCCACCCCATGCAAGCCACATGATGTATCCATTAGATGGGTTAGCATTGTTGCCCCAGTCTTTACCTTTTTTGTCTACTTCGTGTCTAGAAAAATATGAATACATTCTTTTAACTGTGCTAAGAGAAATTGTTTCTCCTCTTGCTAACTGACCTGCACGAGTCCAACCAACTTGTGTTCCAGCTCCAGTTGCCTTACCATCTTCTTTAAATTTAATTGCTCTACGAGCAGCAGATCTTGCTCCTGCTGGAGGAGAGTATCCCTCTGCTTTTGACACTTCATCTGTATCGTATTCAACATTATCATCATCTTCAAATAAATCATCTGCTTTTGCAGCAGGTACGCAATTAGGAACTGGTTTGCCATTTGCTCCTGGCTTCATTCCTCTTTGAACATATCCATCCCAGCAAGGTGCTTGTTTAGAAATATCTTCTGAACAACACTCTGACTTACCAATTGATGCATCATACATTGCCATTTCTTTTTCTGAATCCATTTGATGTCCCTCTAATGTTTCTAGCTTTGTAGCATCTAAATACATCATTCCTATGCTGTAGGCTGTTTCTTCCCATTCACCATCTTCTTCTTCATAAATCCTAACAGACATTGCTGGATTATCTGGTGGCATTGAGACTAAGGAATATTCTGATCCAGGGGTTCCAAGTATTCCACCCTCTATCATAATATGCTCTACTCTGCCATGGACCATTCCTTCTTTGGTCATGCCCATAACAAAATTACCCTCTTTTATCTCTATCATATAATCATTATATCAGATTTTAGATGATACACATTATTTATAATAAATTAAACAATGCTTTTTGGGCTGTCATGCTATAATTGTTTTACGTTTAAAATAAAGGGGTTTGTGTGGCTAATATTGTTTTTTTAGGTAATTTTGAAGTTGAATATAGCAGTGAGAATCATCATGTTAAGTCTTTGGAGTCTCTTGGGCATACCGTTAAAAAATTACAAGAAAAAAAAGCAACTAGCGAAGAAATTCTAGATAAAGCATTAACCTCTGACCTATTTATATGGGTACACACACACAAATGGCAAACTCCAGGAAATCTATCAATGATAGATGTCTTAAAACAACTAAAAGCTGTAAATAAAATAACAATGACTTATCACCTTGACTTGTGGTTTGGCATTGAACGTGAAAAAGATTTAAAGGGTGATGATTTCTATACAAACATAAGTCATTTCTTTGCTACAGATAAGTTAATGTGTAACTGGTTTAATGAAAACACAAGCGTTAAGGGACACTTCTTGCCTGCTGGAGTTTATGATAAAGAATGCTATGTGCATTCAGATTATGATATAAATAACTTTGAGCATGACATAATTTTTGTTGGTAGCAAAGGATATCATCCTGAACACAAATACCGTCCACAGCTAATAAACTTTTTACGAAAAACATACGGTAAAAGATTTCTTCATGTAGGTGGCGATGGAGATACTGGAACAATTCGTGGTGATGCACTTAATCGTATATATGCAAAAAGCAAGGTAGCAATAGGTGATAGTCTCAATATTAACTTTAACTATCCATACTATACTAGTGACAGATTATTTGAAAGTACTGGTCGTGGTGGTTTTACTATCTATCCTAGGATTAAAGGACTTGAGGAATACTTTAAAGATGGAGAAGAAATTGTGTTCTATGAGCATGGAAACTTAGAAGATTTAAAAACAAAAATAGATAAATATATTTTAGATGGTATATCAAGAGAAAGTATTAGAACTGCAGGGCATGAAAGAACTAAAAAAGAGCATACATATGTACATAGGTGGGCAACAATACTAGAAACATTAAATATACAATGAAGTATTTAGTAACTGGTGGTGCTGGGTTTATTGGTTCAAACCTTGTTGATGAGCTAATTAGCCTTGGTCATGACGTTGTTTGTGTTGATGATGAATCCGCAGAGTGTCATGAACAATTTTATTGGAATGATAAAGCACAAAACTATAAATATGATATTTGCGATTATGATTTAATTGCCTCACTATTTAAAAACATTGACTGTGTGTTTCACGTTGCATCTGATGCAAGAATACAGCCAGCAATACTAAATCCTAAAAAATCTATTCAGTCAAATGCACTAGGAACAGCCAACGTCCTTGAACTTTGTAGGGTTAATAACGTAAAAAGATTTATATATTCAAGCACATCCTCTGCTTATGGCAAGAAGGCAATACTTCCAAACATAGAAACACAACCGTCTGACCCACTAACACCATACTCTGCTGCTAAAGTTTTTGGTGAAAACCTTGCGAGAGTTTATTGTAATCTTTATGGTCTTGAGACTATATCGCTTAGATACTTTAATGTTTATGGAGATAGGCAGCCACTAAAAGGTCAATATGCACCAGTAATAGGACTATTTTTAAAACAATCTCGTGAAAAAAAACCTTTGACAGTTGTTGGAGATGGATCTCAGCGCAGAGACTTTACACATATATCTGATGTAGTGCAGGCAAACATTCTTGCATCTGAGGTTGAAAATGGATTTGGTGAAGTATATAACATTGGGTATGGAAGTAACTACGCTATACTTGATATTGCTAATATAATTTCAAATGATATTAAGTTTATACCGTCAAGAATTGGTGAAGTGCAAGAAACTCTTGCATCTAATACTAAGTTTAAAAATCTAACTGGTTGGACTCCAAAAATATCTTTAATGGATTGGATACAAAATGACTGAAATGATTAAGGCTATTGTTAACGGGGAATTTGAAATAACATTACCAAAACATCGTGCAAATAGACCAGACTGGTATAAACCACATGGTTGGGAAAAACCAAGATTAAAACATATGTCAGAAAATATTTCATCTGGAGATGTTGTGTATTATGTTGGTGCAGAAGAAGGGGAAATGCCTGCTCTATGTCAAATGTGGGGTGCAGAAGTTGTTTTATTTGAACCCAATCCAAAAGTATGGTCACACTTTCCATTACTTTGGAGCGCAAATAATTTAGAACTACCATTAATTTGTATCCCTGGATTTGCATCTGACAAGATAAATAATCTTTCAAGAATATATTATAATGAGTGGCCACCAGAAGTTAATGCTGAAATTGAAGCAGCACATGGATTTAAAGAGTTATATCTTGAAGGAGATACGTATGGTCAAATTACTATAGACTCTTGTGTGTATGATCATAATATTAAGGCACCTACGGCTATTTCCTTAGACGTAGAAGGCAGTGAATGGAGGGTCCTAGGAGGAGCTGAAAAGGTACTTAAAGAACATAAACCAAAGATTTGGTTATCTGGACACCCTGAGTTTATGTTACAGCAATGGGATGAATCTTTGTATAACCTTAGACAATGGATAAAAGAATTAGGATACAAAGAATTGATATTAGACTATCAGCATGAGGTACATTTATTTTATGAATCAATCTAAACAATTTTGGGATAACGCTGCCAAGGATCCAGAAGTAAGATATAAGTATATTGCAGATGAGTGGGCATCTACTGAAACATTTTTGGATATTATAAAAAACAATAATAATGACTGGAACAATGTTCTAGAAATTGGTTGTGGAGTAGGTAGACTGTTAGTTCCTTTTGCAGACATGTATAAAGAGTGTAATTTTTATGGAATAGACATATCCGATGAAATGATAAACCTTGCACCTAAAAGAGATAATATAAAGTATCAAGAACTTACAGACAACCTTGACCTTGTATACTCAATGCTAGTCTTTCAACATATTGAGCACCAAGAAAAAATTAACTATATAAAACTTGCTTATGAAAAATTAAAAATTGGTGGTAACTTATTTTTTCAGTTTGTTGTTGGTGAAGAAAATTCTCCATACTCCTATCAAACATCAAGGTTTGAGATTGATAGAATATTAAGTCATGCTGGATTTAAAAACTTAATCTTTACAGATCATATGCATCCTGAATGGATGTTTGTTAGGGCTACAAAATGATTAATGCATACATATATTCTATTAATCCACTTGATGCTGCAGATGGCAAATGGGATTATGGACTACTAAAAGAAACATTTGAAAAAAATAATATTAATCAGTTAGTTGTAAAAAAAATACCAAAAACAGATCGTGGCTTTGTTGTTATCCCTGGACAAGGAAATGCTGGTAAAGAAAAAGCAATATCAAATCAATTAAAAAACCTTAATAGAGTTGTTTTGTTTATAACTGGTGATGAGGGAGCTCATTTTGATGTAGATAAGATATCTCATCCAAATATTTCTATTTGGGTTCAATACCCACATCAAAAACATGAAAAATATAATAAATTTTTTATTGGTGTGCCACAACACTTAGAGTCTAACTTGCCTGACTATCCCGTTAAAGAATATGATATTTATTTTGGTGGACAGATAACTCATCAACGTAGACAGCAGTTATCGGAAATAATGCCAAACCTTCAAAATTCTCTATATAAGCCCACAGAAGGATTTGCACAAGGGGAAAAACCTAAAGACTACTATAAAACACTTTCAAAAACTAAGATTGCTCCAGCTCCTGCTGGTGCCCAAGTTATAGATACTTTTAGATTTTTTGAGGCTATTGAAATGTTGGCTTTGCCTATTGGTGATCTTATTGACTCTAAAGGTGAAATGATTGATTATTTTAATTATGTTTACCCTGCGGGAATTCCAATTGAAAAAGTTAAAAACTGGAAAGAACTAAAAAAAATGCTTCCAAGTCTTATTAATAACTACCCAAACAATATGCATCAGGTAGTGTGCTGGTGGATTAAGTATAAAAGAGATTTTTCCATTAACATAATGAGGGATCTACATGAATAAAAATGATGTAACTATTGTTGTTGTTACTTCTGTTTTGCCAAGTCACCCAGGTACAGAAATTATTGATGAAACAATGTCTACTATAAGGGAACACTTTCCTAATAATGAAATTATATTACAAATAGATGGTTTACGTAAAGAGCGCTTACACCGTAAAGCAGATTATGATGAATATAAAAATAGAGTTTTATGGAAATGTTTACATGAATGGAAAAATGTATTACCTATAATTTTTGATGAACATAGTCATCAAACCACAATGATGAAAGAAACTATTGGACTTATTAATACTGCAGTTATGCTTTATGTTGAAGGAGATGCCCCGTTAACTCCAGATTGTAAAATTGATTGGCAAGAATGTTTAGATATGTTAGAGCATGAAAAAGCAAACACAATTCGTTTTCATTTTGAGTCATCAATACCAGAACCACACAAACACTTAATGTTTGGTCTTGAGGATAATTTTATTAAAACTGTTCAATGGAGTCAACGTCCACACCTAAGCACAGTTAAGTATTACAGGGATGTTGTTCTTCCTTTTTCTGAAGAAAAAACATTTATTGAAGATAGGTTTCATGGGAAAGTCCAAGATGACAGTTTTCCATATGAAACTTTTAGTCAAGAAGGTTGGGACATTCATAAACTTTGGATATATCATCCAGAAGGAAGCATTAAACGCTCTTATCATTTAGATGGTCGTGATGGTACACAAAAATTTACACAAGATGATAATACTTGGGGATATAAAGAATGAGACTTGGCATAATTGCAAGATCAGACAATACTGGCCTTGGTAATCAAACAAAAGAACTTGTAGACATGCTTAATCCAGCAAAGATCATGCTTATTAATTCCGCTCCTTTTAATAGAAATAAACAACACCCAGAGTGGTATGAAAAATATGAATGTCAACATGTTAGTGGTTTTCCAAAAAACTTTGAAGTAGAGATGTTTTTAAACGGATTAGATGTTGTATTAACCTGTGAAACATTTTACAATAAACATTTTATTGCTTTAGCAAAAAGAAAAAGAGTTAAAACAATTCTTCAGTACAATTATGAATTTTTAGATAATTTAGAAAACCCAGACCTTGCATTGCCAGATGTTTTAGTTGCACCAAGCTTATGGAATTTTGAAGACATAGTAAATAAATTTGGTAATATAAGTAAAGTAATACACATTCCACCTCCAACCAATATAGATTTATTTTCTAATGCAAGAAATATTAATTTAAGTAAAACACATAAAAAAATACTTCATGTTGGTGGAAAAGCTGCTGCAAAAGATAGGAACGGAACAAACACAGTAATTCAAATGCTTAAATATTCCAAGGCTAACTATGAACTTGTTATTAAAAGTCAAACTCCTTTAGAAATACAGTGTAATGATCCAAGACTTACCATTGACACTTCTAGCCCAGATACACGTGAAAGCCTCTATGAGGGCTATGACGCAATGGTACTGCCAAGAAGGTATGGTGGACTGTGTTTACCCATGAATGAGGCTCTATTAAGCTCTCTACCCGTTTTTATGACCAACATATCTCCAAACAATAAGATACTTCCATTAGAATGGCTTGCAGACACTGTTAAGGTTGATAGACTAATGACTCGTACTATGCTTAATGTATATGAAGCTAATCCTAAAATGCTTGCTAGGATGATTGATGATTATTATGATAGCGATATTTTTGTTAATAAAAATAAGGCTTTTGAAATAGGAGTAAATAATTTTTCTCAAGAAAAACTACATGGAACATATAAAGATCTATTAAAGTTTTAGTCCTAAATCTCTAGATATTGGAATAATAAATTTATCAGAAAACTCCTGCTTAAGGTTTCCTAACGTCATAAAGGTTGCTTTTCTGTCTAATATAAACCTAATGTCTGTTTTAAGTTCTTGAATTTTAAGGTCTGTAAATGTTAATATATAAAAAGATAGCCATAGATCATCAATAATCCAATATTCTTCTGGACAATCAAAAAAATCATCATTAAGAAACAAACTAGAATGACATATTAATCCGCCAGTTCCTGCATAGTTTCCACATTCATTTTTTTCTAATTTAATTTTTTTTCTATAAAGATACTCAACCATGTGTGCCCAAAATGTTTTAACAGAATTAGGATCATACTGATCATGACATTCTTGTATAAATGTATCTGGAATTATCTCATCATCATCAATAAATATTATTTTCTCATATCCTGATTCCGCTAAGTCTCTTGCCAGAATAAATCTACCAAATTGTTTAAACTCATTACCATAGTTATGTACAGTTATTTTTGTTGTATTAGAATATTTATTTAAATAGCCCAGCAATTTTTCATTTCTATTTGAATTATCAACTATAAAAAAATCAAAGTCTTTATTTGTTTGTCTTTCTATGCAGCCTAAAGTAGTTTTAAGGTTTTCAAACCTTACATAAGTGCACATTATAAGAGCTGTTTTTGACATATATTTTAATTATAGCAGAGAGAAAGCCAGCCCATTTCTAGGCTGGCCTCTCAGTGAAGTTTATTACTTCTTCTTTGCTGCTGCCTTCTTTGCAGGAGCCTTCTTAACTACCTTTGCAGACTTCAATGCTTTGTCTACAACTGATGTGTCAGGTAGGCGACCAAATGCACTATCATTTGGATTAATTGCTCTTAATGCAACTGGAACCAATGCACCAAGTAGTGAGTATGCAAGTGTTGCTGGATCTGTAATTCCAGATGCATACATTGCTACTCCTGCTGAAAGTGCTGATCTTCCGTATGATGCAAGTATTGCCTTTAGTTGTTCTGTATTCATTTTATTCCTCCTAGGATATTGCTCTTGTTAGTACTGTAAAGCCAATCCATAGACCAATAATTCCTGCGACTCCCGCAAAAACTGGTGGTGCTGGAACTGGCAATTTGAATGCAGCAAATACTATACCGCATCCAAAACCTGTTAGTGTTGATAATATAATGTCTTTCATTTGTTTTCCGTTTCTTTGTATTGTTTTACAAAATTATTTATTCTTTTTCTTTCTTCATTGTCCCAACAAGAAAGCATTATTTCTTTTATTCCTTTATTTTTTATTTCTTCAACAACCAAACTAAATTGTTTATATGTAAAATTTTCCATGTCATCTTCATTTTTAATTTTATTTAAATTTGACAATTCTTCTTCTGTTTCTCTTAATGTGGGAGCTACAGATATCATTACATTTTTATTGTCTAGATCGTATATATTTTTTTTATATTGTGAATATGGAATTATTATTTTGCTGTTATTTTTAATGGATGCATCAAAAACAAATTTATTTGTTACAGAAACATAATAGTCTATATTTTTTATTTTTATATTTTCAATTGCATCAATATACTTTATTAAATAATTTGATCTATCTACATTAGAAGATAAATCATTAACCTCTCCAAGCACTCCTCCAAAATCTTTTTCTTCTTCTTTGATCCAGCCACTGATAAGATTAACTTGTATTCTGTTTGGTGCAATTTCACTAATTGATTTGCTAATCATATGCAAATATTGTGGAGAAATAACGTATGGCCTAATTGCTACCATATACTTAAAGTTTCTTTTTCTATCAATATTTCTTGATATTCTGGTAAAAAAATCACCTTGATGAATATTGTAAGTAAATAATGCTCCACTGTAACTGTGTTCACATAGTTCTTCAACTTCTTGTAAACCATAAGAAAACATATAAAAATTCATTATATTTTTTCCTCTGGCAATAAATGTTTTAATTCTTTGTATGCATATGAAATATTTTTCATTGCCTGATAGTCTGGTCTTACCATTGATAAAGTGTCTCCATAGGTATCAAAATGTTTTATGTCTGAATCAACAGCATTAACAAAATTTTCTAAACTATTTTGAACATCTTCAATATACTGATATGCCCAGTCACGAGATTCAGATAAAAACTTAATAAAGTTTTCTTTGTGTATGTTTTCTTCACTGTTAAGTTTATTTTCTTCAATGCTATTAAAATATTTTTCAAATAAAATATTTTTATTTTGAATTTTAGTGTACTCTTTTCTAATTACATTAATTCTGTACATTAAAAATAAACAGAAAAAAGAAAACAAAAATACAGTAATAGCTAAAATTATCTCTATCATAGTTTTGTTTTAATCCTAAACAAAATGCTTTACAAGAAATGTTAAAGCTAATAATGACCAAAGTATATTAAACCAAATAATAGTTGGCATTGTTTTAATGGTTGATGACCAAATTAATAAAATGCTTGTTACTAGTGCAAAGATATATAGCCACCAAATTGAAATACCAAAAAGCAAACCTGGAATTATAATTGCTGCTTTTGTAGTAAAAGCAAAGAACTCAACGGTATTAGGAACATTCCAATATGACTTAGTTCCCATAGTTTTTAAGGCAGTTGCCCATTGAAAATGCTTACGCCAATTTCCGTCAAATATTTCTTTATTTGTAAAAAAGTTTGGATCTTTATAGTTCTTTGTCATTTTAATACCTCCCTAGTAACTAATACAATTGCTCCGTTTTGCTCTAATGCCTCTTTTAATTTTACCACATACTGAAGGGCTTGTATTTTTTCATCATGTACCATATCTATAAAACTTTTTTCATTAAGCTTTATAGTTAAAAAATGCTCATTATCAATAATCGCAACACTAAAATTTTTAGGTGGAATAATTGAGTGAAAGGCTTTTTTCATACTATCTGTGTACATTATTTTTCCTTTATATATGGATCAAGTCTATCCCAATGACCATTAGAACTACCCTGATACACCTGTCCAGTTTCTCTGTCAACAAGAAGCCACTTTGTTGGAACCTTTGTGTGTATAATTATGTCAATTGGATTTTTAAGTTCTTCAAATTCTTTATGAGTTCTCATCTGATCTCCAATGCAAAAATGACTTAATATATACAATTCCGTAGGCAATAGCAGCAACTATAAATCCATACTGTTTTGTTGTTACAGCATAAATAATCCACAAAACTTCATTTACGCAAAGGATTAGCCAACCCCAAATTGTTTTTCTACCAACAAGAAATATTCCCGTTACACCAATTGCTGCCAATATCCATGACCACATTATTCTTTTTCCTCATTGTCTACATAAAAGAATAATTCTTCAAGAGAGCTCCATCCTATATCTTCTTTAACGTCTAAAGAGTCTAGAAAAATATTCCATGTTTCATAAACATACTGTTTTGCCATTTCACTTGCTTCAACAAGTTCTGCCTCAATAAAATATGCCAATGGCAACCCAATATCGTTGTAGCTAATAAAATCTTTAAAGTCTTTTTCGTGCTTATAGTTTAGCCAAAGATCAGAAAGAATAGAGCAAATGCTTTCAAATTCAGTTACTGATTCTCCGTTGTTAGCGTTTTCCATAATTCACCCCACTGTTCTTTATTCCTATGCCTTGAAAACTCTTTTGAGATTTCTCCATTTTCTAAATATATACCGCCCCAAACACCCCACTCTTTTCCAGATACACCGTTAGCAAAACATACTTTTGCTACTGGACATCTCATACACATACTATCTATTATTGGTCTAATCTCTATATCGTCTTCATATTTTTCAAAATACAGGTTTGTGTCTAAATCAAGACATACTGCATTATCTTTCCATAAATGTTGTTTCAAGGATTACTCCTTATACTTATTTGGAATATCCCAGCCATTACGATCAGGCACAAAGTACTTAGCTAAAAACCATTTGTTTTTAATTCGTATACCGTTTGGTGAAGTTCTTGCAATGTCAGAATGCTTTGTTTCTATTACTGTCCAACCATCCCAACTTAAGTTATAGTTTTTTGCAACAATTTTTTCCATAATTTCTAACTTATTTACTATCATCTTTATCCTTAATACCTATAAATTCCGACTTCAATATTTTTGAGTTCGGCTTTTGCTACTAACTTTGAAGCTAATTCTTTTGGCTTGCTTAAAAATATTAAATAGTTAACATAGTCCATATTTTCTTCAACATAGGAAACTGGAACTTTAAAAAATTTAATCTTTTTTCCTCTTGCCTTCATTCCACGTTCTGAAAGATTTGTAAATTCAGATACCATAGAATTAATTTTTGTTGGTCCAACAGAATAAATTAGTAGCTCATTGTCTTCGCTTGGCATTGTTGACATTGCAACTGCCATTGCACGAAGAAAGACTTGGTAGTCATTAAAATCTTTCGTTCCTTGCACTGCCACTATCATTATTATTTCCATTCTTTAAATTGT